CGGATCCAACTGCTTTGATACAGGCTTCACTTTTTCGTGCAGTATTTATCTCTTCTGCTTGTGCTTGTGTCAAACCAGGTTTCTGATCTAACCAAGATCTAGCATTTGAAACAGAACCACCTTGGTTAGTCTGACCATCCATAAAGTACTCTTCTGTAATTTGAGTTGTTTCATTTGCAAGTCCTAAGAAACCACCTTTCTCTTTGATGTCCTTAGAAATAAATGCTGTTTTAGGATCATTTGCTTTATAAGAAATCCTATATCCATCTTTAGTCACCTCTGCCTGATAGGTAGAGTAATCTGTTGTAGGAATATTAATCGTAGGTAGTGGTGCTTCTTGTTGCCTAGACACAAGTAAACCTATCATCCCTATATGAGATAGACCAAAAATTCCACCAAGTCCAAGTGCAAACCACTTACCTAAGTTTATAGAATTTTTTGGTTTTTTTGGTGGTGTCGGATTAGAAATTTTAACCTCTGGTCCAAACATCGCTTCATCTTGATCCATTATTTTGTATCTGGTACGATTTTCACAGGACCTTGTTCAATCCTAATAGTTTGTGCTGGTGCAGTTTCAGATGCCTTAGCAATCAGAAACTCCATATCTTTTTTAGATATGTTAGCACTAGCAGCAGCTGCACCCTTCTTCTTACCTGCAGCAGCGACGCCAAAGGTAGCTAAAGTTCCTGTGAAGACAGAAGCTATGAAAGTTGGATCCAGTTTTTGTTCTGGTATGTTAAATGCTGCTGGTAACTTAACATATGCTAAAGTCAAGATTCCTGCAGACCATACAAGAACAGAAAGTCTTACAATTGTAGATAGAAATGCTAGTTGCTCTTCCTTATCATCAACACTCTCTTTAATTTTTGCCAAGAGATTTTTTGGTTTCTCTTCAACCTTTTGTTCTGGTTTTTTATCTACCATTTTTCGATACTAGAACGCACTCTTATTTAGCAAAATAAGTTTTGTAATATTTTACAAGTCCAGAAGTGGTTTTAAACTTACTTGTCCACTCATCTGCACACTCATAGATGGCACGATTGTCATCAAAATTCTTAAGTAAAATACTTAAAGTTTGTTGTCTAAGTTTCATTTGTTCATCATTAAGCATATTCACTTCCTTCTCCAATGTAAGTAAGTGAAAAGATATCAAGTTCCTCCGATTCAGGTTCAAACCACTCTTCAAATTCACTATGAATTGAACAGGCATTACCAACGGATTCTACATCATAGGTTTCACATAATACTTGTATACGATGGAGTGCCCAATCATGACTTATTTTTAATGTTTGATTGAAATTGTCCATAGTCTTTCCGCATGTAGCGTCCTAGAATGTTACTATTATAGTATAAAGGTTTTCCATCGTCAAGAGACTCACTTAATACATTATTTAAAAATAGTTGTTTTGTCTCTTCAAAGTTAACAAAACCTTTTGTTTCATGTAAACTTAATATTTGTCTTTTATAATCTAACTTACCATACTTCTTTATATCTTCTTTTAACTCTGGGCAACTCCCGTAATATTTTTTCCAATCACTTTCGGATGTAACTCTTCTCTTCGATCCTGTTCTTGGTTTTCTCTTTTGCCAAAAATATTTCCTACCTATGTACCTTCTACCTGTGGTCTGACCCGTTATCAAATAAACAAATCCATAATAATCTTTAATTAGATCACTATCAAATATTTCATTTTCATAAATCCAAGGATTTTCATACTGACTCATACTTTTCCATAATAGCAAGTAAAGTATCTAGCGGAATCCACGCAGGATCTTCACTATCTACTTGAACTTCAACTTCAGTAAATTCTTTTTGATAAAATTTACTGTAAGATTGACGAGTGTTTTTCACAAAATTAAATGGATTGGTCAAGGTTTTCATCATCATTAAGTTTATTTATAATTTGATCATGACTAGCAGCTGCATCTATGATAGAATCTTTGCTTAATTCAAGATCATCATTCGTTGGATTTAATCTATCCAGAAAATCGTTATCTGGTGTAAAGATAACAGGACCTTCCTTTATTCTTTCCTTGAGTTCTTCAAGGATATCTTTATCTTCCATAATAATTTTATTTAAAGTTTGAAACCACTAAATGTGTCCTTTTTCACATCTTGTTTGATTCCTCCCACTATATATGACTCTACTTCTGTCTCTTGTGGTGCCACTTGTAAACCCTTTGATGAGATCCAATGCTGTGTCCAAGGTAATGGATTGTTTCTTGCTGGAATGTCATATACAGGTTTTAGACCAATTGATTTCATCCTCTTATTTGCAATCCATTCAACGTATTGATGAAGTAATTTATCATTCAAACCAATCATACTACCATCTTTAAATAGATACTCTGCCCATACCTTCTCTTCATTTACACAACGATCAAACATTTGGTATGTCCACTGTTCTTCTTCTTTCACAATCTCCTTCATCTCAGGATCATCACCTTTTCTCCAATTATTAATTATGTTTTGAGTTATTGCCAGATGCTGGTTCTCATCTCTTGCAATAAGTGATATGATTTTCGCAGATCCTTCCATGAGTTTAAGCTCACCAAAAGCAAAACTACAAGCGAAAGATACATAAAAGCGGATACCTTCCAAAATGTTGACATTAGCGACTGCCCTGTATAAGTGTCTTTTTAAATCTTTACGAGTCCAGACTGATGTTGGTGATGATTTCCAATCTTCTTCCCACATACGTCCCTGACCCCATTCCTGTGCGTAGTTGATGAATTTGTCATATGATTCTGTCACACTCGCAGCACGTTGTAGAATACGATCATCAGATAGTATCTTATCAAACACCTCCGATGGATCTGGATAAACATTCTTGATCACATAAGTGTAAGAACGTGAATGTATCATCTCCATAAATGACCACACCTCCATACATGCTTCTAACTCAGGAAGAGAACAATATGGTAGGAATGCCATACCTGGTGCACGACCCTGCACAGAGTCCAACATTATTTGATACTTAAGATTTGAAGTATAGATGTGCTTTTGCTCTGGACGTAATGATTGATAGTCACCACGATCCTTCTGCAAAGAAACTTCTTCTGGTCTCCAGAAATATCCTAACTGTTGTTTTGTTAAATTCTCAAATTGTTGGTATTTGAAATTATCATATCTCTGAACACCTAATGGTTGACCAAAAAACATGGGTTGTTTCTTAGTATTAACCTCTTCAGTGTTGAATACTGTCATACCTTTAACTTTTGGCATAGTACTCCTATCTGTAGATGAGATCTTAAATTTTGCAGGATTCACACTCTTCCTCCGATGTGTCTAAAATTTCGGACACTAAACTGTCAAGTGAAGGAGTTTCCTCAACTTCATCTGTTTTAATGTCATATGTGTTTTGATAATAACTCGTCTTCCAACCGTACTTATATGTAGTCAACCAATCTTGTGCCATTACTGAAACTGGAACTTCATTGTCAGGGAAATGCTCTGGATTGTAACTCCAGTTACCAGAAATTGCTTGGTCAAAGAATTTTTGCATCACGGAAACAATATTAATGTATCCAGTATTGTTAGGCATTTCCCACAAGAGGGTATAATTATTTTTTAAAGTTCCATATTGAGGGACAATTTGCTTAAGAGGTCCTTTCTTTGACTTCTTAGTGGACAGGTATCCTCTAGGTGGCTCGATTCCATTTGTTGCGTTTGACACAACGGAACTGCTCTCCGAAGGCATTTGTGCGGACAAAGTGCTGTTCCTGACTCCGTGTTCCAAGACAAGTGACCTAAGAGAATCCCAATCATATTTTAAATTGTTTGGCACAAGTTCATCGACATCTTTTTTATAAGTGTCTATGGGAAGTATCCCCTGACCATATTTAGTTCTAGAAGAATATTCACAAGCACCTTTTTCTTTTGCAAGGTTCACTGTGGACTTTATCAAATAATATTGAAATGCCTCGGTCATATCATGTACCAATTGCCATGCTTTTGGATCCTCATACTTGACACCTTGCTTGGCAAGATAATGTGCTAAACCGATATATCCGATACCAAGGGATCTACGTGCCCTTGTAGCGAGTTCTGCTGCTTTGACGGGATATCCCTGAAAATCAATGAGTTCGTCAAGACTCCTAACAGCAAGATCACAAAGAACTTCGAGATCGGTAAGATCACGTATCTTCCCAATGTTAATAGCAGAAAGGATGCAGAGAGCAATTTCACCAGTTTCGTCATCGATATGTTGTATAGGTTTGGTTGGTAATGTGATTTCCTGACATAGATTACTCATCTCAACTTTATCAATGAATGATGAGTGAGTATTACAATGATCAATATTCATCAAATATAGTCTACCAGTTTCTGCTCTTTCTTTCAATAGGGCAAGGATGAGTTCTTGTGCTTTAATAGTTTTTCTTGGGATTCTATCGTCTGCTTCATAAGCAACATATAACTCATCAAAGGATGTAGTGCCAAAAGCATCATACAACCCAGGAACAGAATGAGGACTGAATAAACTAATGCTCTCATCGTCAATAAACCTCTGGTAAAATAATGAACTTAATTGAATACTGTAGTCAAGTTTACGAACTCGATTATCTTCAGTACCTTTATTGTTTTTGAGAACTATGATGTCCTCTATTTCTTGGTGCCAGATCGGGAAGTGGACAGTCGCTGATCCACCTCTAATGCCATTCTGAGTGCAACATCTGACAGTACTTTCAAACTTTTTGAG